ATATAGATCGGGACAATTCTATTGAAAGATTAAAACGAGAAACAAGCAGAAGGCGTTGGACATTTAAGAATGGTTGTCAGTTATTAACTATTTCTGCTCATGGTGAAGCCACTAGATTAATGGGATTTGGTGCTGATCTTGTCATATGTGTACCTAAAGGTCAAAGATTTATGACAAATAAAGGGGAAAAGGATATAAAAAACATAGTTGATAAAAAATTAAAATTAAAAGTTTTATCTTATAATACAGACACTCAAAAATTAGAATATCAACCTATTAAGAGATATTTTAAGAATGCTAGAAAAGATAAGATTTTAGAAATAGAAACTAATTTGGGCAGTTTTAGAGTAACTGAAAATCATCCTGTATTTGAGGAAAAAAGAGGTTATATTGCCGCTAAAAAACTAAGGGAGAACGATAAGATATATAAATGCGTAACGACTTCTAAGAAAGATGCCAATAGTTATGTGCAATATTTGCAGAACCCCATTTTACAAGAGACCGAGCCATATAAAAAGGCAGAAGAATCAGAACTTAAATTTTTGCAGTCACAAATGCAGAGGAGACTGGCAGAAAGGAGAAAAAAATCCTATGTGGGGAGGTGGCAAGAAAGAAATATTGTGCAAAGAATGTGGAAGTTCTTTTTATGTAGATCCAAACACAAAGAAAAAAAGAGTGTTCTGTTCAGTAATTTGTCGTTCGCAGAATATCCAAAAGCAAGAAAAAAAACGTTTTTTGATTTCATGCGTATATTGTGGAAAGCAATTAAAGGTAATTCCTGCAATGAAAGACACGAGACAATATTGTTCAAGAAAGTGTGCGAACAGAGGTCATTCAGAGAAAATGCTAATGGAGGGCAATCCTGTATGGAGGGGAGGGATAGGAAATCTTCCTTGGCCTCCAGAGTTCAATATAAAACTAAAGAGAAAAATCAAAAAAAGAGATGGAAATGTGTGTTTTCTTTGTGGGAAAACTGGAAAGCTTTGTGTTCATCATATAGATTACGACAAAAACAATTCTCAAGAAAACAATCTAATAACTCTTTGTGTGAGCTGTCACACAAGAACAAATTACAAAAGAGAAATGTGGAAATCGCTACTATCAAATCAATTAAAAGTGTCAACACAAAAGACAAATATGTCTATAATTTAGAGATAGCAAACAATAATAATTATTTTGTAAATGGTTTTCTAACACATAATTGTGATGAGAGCGCTAAAATAAGTAGAGAAGCTTATGCTAAAATAGTTAGAATGCTTGGAGATGACCCTGAGAATAGTGTTTTGATAGAGTTAGCTAACCCATGGGATATGGATAATAAATATTATGATCATTATGTTTCTGGCAGATTTTTAGTGATTCATGTTGGTTATAAAACTGCTATTGAAGAAGGTAGAGTGACAGAGACCTTTATAGACGAGATGAGAGATGAATTAACGCCTATTGAGTTTACAGTTTTATATGAAAGTGTTTTTCCACCTGAAGCTGAAGATAGTTTATTTCGGTTAAAAGACATCAATAATGCAATAGAAAATAACTTTCTTTCTAGAGGAGATGGCATAATTGCCTGTGATCCTAGCGATAAAGGTTTGGATTTTACTGTTATTATGTATGGTCATGAATCGGATGGCTTGTTTAAAGTTGAATATGTTTATCATGAACCTAAGAGTGACAATATGCAAATAGTAAACCGCATTGTTAGGTTAGTTGATGAAAAGGAAGATGTGGCTAAGATTAATGTTGATTGTATAGGTATAGGTGCAGGCATAGTGAGTCGTTTGAATGAGATATATCCTGATGGCATCATCCAAGTAAACGCGTGTCACTTTGGAGAAGCTCCCGAAGAAGCGACTACTGTGCAAGCCAAGTTACCAACTTCTAGCAGGAAACGCTTTATGAATAAAAAAGCAGAACAATACTTTAGGTTACAAAATTTGATGGTTGAGAAAAGGGTTGACATACCTAACAACATCACTTTAAGATCTGAGTTAATGAAAATGAAGTGGGACAAGACTTTAAGCGAAAAGATTAAAATAGTTGACCCTGAAGATAAGAGCCCAGATTTTGCAGATTGCCTAGTTTATTTTGTTTGGTCTGCAAATAAAGAAGTCGTGGTGATGTGGTAATGCCTTTCTGTAAAAGATGTAGGAATCAATTTGCAGATTTACAACAAAGATTTAAACGTCCTAAGGTTTGTCCTGCTTGTAGGGTTAAAATCGAGCAAGAACGTTTAAAAAATATGAAAGAGACGGTGAGGAAGAAATGGAGCAAATAAGTAAATATATTGGACGTACAGTATCTGTTAAATTAGAGGGGGATGAGAAGATTGAAGGAACTTTATGTTTTTTTAATTTTCAACATCAAGTTATTCATTTAGGCAGGTACACAGAATATACGTCAGAAGGAACTAGTAAAGGCGGGTGTTTTAAAGTAATAAACGCCAAAGAGTGGAAAACAATAGAAATTAAGGAGGAATAAAAAATGAACTTTGAAACAAAGATGAAAGTAGACGAAAACGGAGATATGTATTCGGATGCAGTATATGCAGAGAAGAATGTAGTATTGAAATTGAAAGATGGCAAAGAAGCAGTTGTAGGTGTGCAGCCAAGTTATAGCGTGCCAAACGTAATTAAGAAGGAGAACATAGGCATTTTGTATAGCTACTTAAACGAACAAAAGGATTACTTAGTAGAGAGACATAACAAAGCTAAGCAAGTAATTGCTGACACTGAAAAGTTTAGCTTAGAAGGTTTAAGTGATGAGATGGTGAAGTTTAACCAGATAGTTAGCGCTGCGAATAAGAAGGGTGCAGACAAGGAAAGAATTAAACACTTAGATACAGTTGCTAAGAATGTTTTAATGAACTTTGAAGCTAAAAAGAACATGACTATTTTAATGGAAAACATAACAAGAATTAATGAACAATTAACGTTTATTGAGAAGAATTTCCAGCCTGCTTAGAATGGATTGTGTTAAACATTTGGATATTTGTAAAGCCGAGTGCTGTAAGTGCTTGGTTTTTACATTACCAAGCACGACTTCTGCTGAAACAGTTTTAAAGCTAAAAGAATTAACAGTTAGGCTACATCCATTTACTTTAGAACAAAAGAAATATTATAACTATCATGCGGGCGTCAAGGTGATATATAAAAACCGCGTTCCTTACGTAGTGATTCAAAACACTGGCAATATTGAAATCTTATCGTCGGACGAGAAAGGTTTGGTAATTTTAGTGCATGCGATTTGTAACCAGTTAGATGAGAACAATTTATGTAAACAACACGCTCAAGGAATAAAACTAAAGATGTGTGCTAATCTAGATGAAGATAATCAAGAAGGTTATTATATAACTCCGAACTGTCTTTTGAAGAAAAATTGAGATTAATTATATAAATAAGTATGGCCTTAATGTTAATTAGATTCTTATTCTTTCAGATTTTAAGCAATAATATGATGACCCAATCTTCTACGGGGTCGGATTAATAAAAGATACAGGAGGCATATAATATGGCAACACATACATTAACAGACAGAAAATATTCTAGTCTGATTGAAAATAATAAAACTTCTGCTGAAAATAATCATCCTGGTAGCGTACCTTATGGTCAGATAAGTGCAGGATTATATACAACAGCGGCACCGACATTAGCAAATAACGATTTTGGATTTATGAGATTAGACGATGAAGGTTATTTGTTATGTACATTAAAATCCGCAATAGAAGTTGGCGGAGATTTAGCAGTAGACGTTTGGTCTTACCAATTAGTCGATGGTACTGATGCAAATGCATGGGTATTTACTCATGACGCGGACTTAAGTGCAGTATCTGAAGTATGGCAAGGATTTGGCGGTTATGATGAAACTGCTGATAGATTTAGAGCTTTTCCAATAGGAACTGATAATGCAGCAGCTCCTACAGATGCGCAAGGTGTACCTGTAATGGGAGAATATAACGCAACACCAGTAGTGTATGGGGATGGCGATTTTACAATATTACAGACAACTTCTGCTGGAGCTTTATGGATTGTTGGTGGAATAATTGATGAATCAGCTATGCCAGCAACTCCAGAATTTGTAGCTACTGGTGGAGAATACCGAGCATCAGAAACAACTTACACTGACGGAGATGCAACAGTTCTTCAATCTGACGTAAATGGTTATTTGAAAACCAGACCAAAAGGTTACGATGTTGGTACTGATTCACAGAAAGTGTTTGAAGTTAGTCCGGTTAATCAGCAGTTTGTAAGTGAGAGTTTGGCTGATGTAGATGCAGCTTACGCAGACAACACAACTACCCGTTACCCAAGCAATACTGGGGCAACAATGGATGGTTATGCAGACTTTTCATTAACTGGAAAACTTATTTGTTCAGGTGGAACTGTTACCTTAACGATTGAAGCAACCAATGATGAAGACACAACAAATGCAGATTGGATTGACGTAACTAAAGCATTTTACGATGCAGAAAACAACACAACTGGAAATGCAAATTATCAAGCAGCCGGAGCAACACTAACTTATGCAATTGATGCTGATAATTTTAACTATAGGTATTATAGGGTTGTTGTAATTTCAGCAGGAGTAGGTGATGCTGCCAGTACAGTGATTGTTAAGGCACGGAGGAAAGCAATATGAGACCGCAAATAGCTAAGGAAGATTTGGCTGTACCCACAGCTGATACAACTGACAATGCTTATGCAATGGATGTCGTTGGGAATAAAACTGATGCAGCAGCGGCAGGGGCAGTTACAGCAACAGAGTCAGTAATGGCTTATGCTAAACAGAATGTAACCAATACCGAAGCAGCAGCAACAGCAATTGCTACAATTGATAGTGAAGTTGGTGTGATTGACGGGATTGTTGATGATTTGAAAGCAGTTGCAGAATATACTGCAACAACAGCTTCAATAAATTTGGCAGTAGGAAATAATAATATTTTCACAGTTACTGGCGTAGTTCAAATAGTTGAGATTATTGGTACTGTTGATACCACTTTTAAAGTGATAGCTAATAATACAAAGATTGTAGCAGGTGGAGGTTCAGTAGATATTTGTGGAGTCGTTGATATAACTGGGGCTGCACAATTTAGTATTTTTTCTATTACTGGCACTTTTGCTAACGCAATGATAATTAATACTGGTGGTGCATTCGTATCACAGCCAGGTGCAATAACTGTTGGAACAGGAAACATTGTTGTTAACTGTGCAGGAGATGATGACAGCACTGGAGCAGTAACTTGGATGGTCAGATACAAACCAATAAGTTCAGATGGCGCAATTGCAGCAGCATAGGAGGATTGAAAAATGTACTTAAAAGGTAAAAAATATAAGGAACCAAAAAAGGCAGAAAAGCTTATTCTTCCGAAAGAAGAAGCCAAAGCATTGATTAAAGAGTTTGTTACAGATGAAGGTAAAAAATCTTACTATGACATCTGTCAACACGTTCTTCAACATTACTATAAAGAAGGAAAATATTATAGTAGCAGAGATGTTATTGTAGCGATTAAAGAAGTCAATGCGGAGTGGCACCCACCAGTGGTTGAAGAAAAGATTAAAACAATTAACAAAGGAGTATAAACAATGCCGTACAAATACCCTACAATTCCAGCAGAGGATGTTTTATTTAGAGAGCAGTTCATTAATGTTCAGTATGTTACTGATAATGGGGGTTCTTTTAGTGGTACTCCTTCTATGGCACAGAACATCATAACTTTCAACGGCGTAGATGAAAAAGTCACTTATAACAAATCATTAGATATTGGATTAAGAGATTTTAGCATTAGTGGTAGATTTTTAACAAATTCTAAGACGGGTTCTCCAAGAATCACAGGCACGAGAGTTGGAACAGAAGGTGTGGATGTTTACTTGGATGCGACGACTGGTAAAATTAGTTTTTATTTATCAGATGCAGGGGCTGGAACTATTTTCGGATTTAACAACGAAGTAGATAGGAGTGATGGAAACCCTTACTTTTTCACTATTTCTTTTGATAGAGATAATAGAGCAACTCTTTATGTAAACGGGTTACTGGTTGGCACAAGTACGGCTGTTATTAGTGGTGAGGCTGGCAGTTTAGATACTGCTGAAGTTTGGATTGGAGATTTTAGTACAGGTTGGTTTAATGGTCAGATTGGAGAGATTGTTTATTATAGTAAAGCACTTACTGCAGAAGAAATTAATGATATTTATACTCAACAAACATTCGGCGAAGTTAAAATAGATCAATTGGAGTTCTTTTTAGCTTTAAGGACCCATTACAATAATGGAACAACAGAATTAACTCCTAACACTGGAGTAATTGGTGACGATACGATTAGGTGGGGAGATGGTTCAACATCTTCAACATATCCTACTCTTCTACCAAATAATGGTGTAAGTTTTGATGGCGGAGATTATATTTATATTAATAATCCATTAATTCTCGCCAATACAGATACGTTTTGTTTAGGTTGTTTGTTCAGGTCAACAGATACAAATACAGTATATATGATGGATTGTAGAGAAGCTGGAAATGAAGGTTTTGGAGTTGCTTTTGTTGGGGGAAAAATAAGAGCGTTTACTGATGCAGGCGGTGTAGGTAACTGGGCACAAACTGATGGTACTTATGTTGATGACCAATGGCATTCTTGTATTGTTAATTTTTCAGAAAACGGAGCAAACACAGATATAGCTATTTACATTGATGGGGAATTAGCGAAGAGTGACACTATTAATAAATTTACAACAACAGATACCACTGGAGCAAAACCAGTTCTTGGTGCAATTTACACAAGGGGGTCTAACTTTTATGTTGGAGATATGAAATTTCCATTCTTGTGGAGATTTGATTTAACACCAACGCAGGCCAGATGGCAACACTTTAAACTATTCAGGGAGCTGAATATATAATGACAATCAAAGAAACTTATAGAGCCAACATTGTTGGACATTGGGATTTTAGGACTGGAACAATAAAAGATCAGAGTGCAAATAGTAATGATGGCGTTTTTGGTGGAACTATAGGTTGGCATAATTCTTCTGGTGGAAGAGTTTTAAACTTTGAAGGCTCAAGTGGCTATATTGATATTGACACAATTGTTGGTGATTTGGCTTCCGATACTGTTGGAACTTGGGTGGCGTGGATAAAGACTGATGATGCTAGTACAACTCAAGAAATAATTAGTTTTGGAGATACTAATGCAGACACAAGGATTCAGTTCGATATTGATGGTGCTGGTTTGTTAAGAGCTCTTGCAGGTTCAGCAGGAGTAACTCAATGGGCAGTAGATACAGATGCAACACAATTGGTTAATGGTGTTTGGACTATGGTTGGTATTGTTCAAGATGGAACAGAACCTATATTATATGTTAATGGGACTGCACCTGCTCAAACATTTTCTACGTCAACAGATAAAACTGTTTGGCATAATGATCTTGGCGGTTTAGATAATGGTAGAATTGGTTGTGGTAATTGGAACAATGGCGGTAATGCTACATTTTTTGATGGAGAAATGCGTGAAGCAATTATTTTTGATACAAACTTAACAAGTTTAGAAATGGCGCTACTTTACGAAGAATCAGTTAAAGAAGGACATTATGATTATACACCTCAAAGAACTCATTTATCGGAAGAATATTTCGAATCCTCTGTAACAGGGGCATGGGATATGAATGTTAGAGAAGGTGTGATTTTAGATATTACTGGGGGAGGGAATAATGGAGTCATCTCTGGTACTGGTTCAACGCAGGTTGATGGAGTTTTTGGCAAAGCATTACAGTTTCCAGGAGTAGATAATAATTCAGGAGTTCAGATTCAAGAAGATCCACTTATAGATAATGTTTTCAGTGGTGGTGGTGCATTAGAAGCTTGGGTTTTGGCTACAAGTGATGGTGGTACTAGTTTAGGAAGAATTGCTGATAAGAATGCATGGTTTTTATTGGTTCAATCAGAAACAGCAGGATTTGTAAAATTATTTTTTAGAAAAGGGTTTGATGGTACTAATGGTGATTGGAAAACTACAGATATAGTAATGCCTTTAAACACACCAGTCCATCTTATTGTTTCTTATGATGATAGTTCGGTAGCAAATAACCCTACATTTTTCATTAACGGTACAGAGTATACTGTTGGCAGTGGTTTAGATGAAATACAGACACCCGTAGGTACAGCAACTAATGATTCTGCTTTAGATTTATGGATAGGGAGTACAGCCTCTAACGATGGAATCTGGGGTGGATGGATTGATACTATTAAACTCCACAACACCGAATTTACTCAGGCAGAAGCGCAAATTCAATACGAGAAAGGTAAAGCTAAACTTGCATATTATTCTGAAGGTGAAGAGTGGAATGTAAGTACTGGCAATATAACTTCAGGCATTCTAGAAAACACAGGTTGGAATGTAAGCACTGGCACTTGGCAGGTTGATGATAGTTCTGATGGACATAAACAAATTACCTGTGTTAATGATGGAATTATAAGTATAGAATCACAACAAGGTTTTGGTACTTGGGAATTTGATTGGTATAAGAAAGATGCTAGCACATTTTGGTTAGGTTTTATGGCAGAAGATATTGGTGCTCATAATGCAGCTGGACAGAATGGTTATTTCTTAGAGTTTGGCCAAAATGAAAATGTAACTTTATTTGAAACCAGTGCTGGAACACCAACAGCAATAATGAATACTGTTAATAGCTTTTTGTCTGTTGATACTTGGTATAGAATAAAAGTCACTAGAAATGGAGGCGTTTTCTCTGTTTATTATTCAAGCGATAATGGTGAAACATACACCTTATTTCCTGCAGACTATGGAAGTAACCCCGTAACTGACACAACCCATCTAGCTCTTAACTATGTTGTACTAATTATGGATCAAGACGATGCAATAAGAAACTTTAGGTTTAGTCCGGTGGTACAATGAAGGAGATTTGCGTGATATGTTCGAAAGAGAAAGAGATTAATGACATTCATACACAGGTTGATTCGATGGCTGTTAAATTAGACATAATATATAAAGAACTAATGGGTAACGGCAAACAAGGATTATTAAAAAGCTGGTGGGAACTAAGGGGCAGTATAAAAACATGGAAACTCATTGCAGGCGGAGGCGGAGTAGTAAGCATCGCGGCAGTATTGCTTTCAGTATTCCTATAGGAGGTTAAAATGGCACATAAATTTCCAGAAGATCATCCATTATTAACAATAAAATTACATACTAGTAAGAAAAAGAAACCTAAACCTAAGAATTTAGTTTGTAAAAGCTACATATTCAAAAAAGGTAAAATGATTAAGAAACCTAAGAAAAAGGTTAGCAAACTTAAGAAATTTCTAGGTTTTAGAGATTAATTATTTAAATATAAATCACTATTAAAGTTTTATTCTTATTCTTCTATGCGGTAACTGATAAAATGGGACTATTTAGAAAAGATAAACCAACGATCAAAGCTGAGCCTGAAGTAAAAGCTAGTCAACAATCTAATGATGTAATTGAACGTGACAATATTGCTGGCGGCATATTTAAGGCGTATATTCCAAAATTCTTATACAAACCCCCCTATGGTTATCCTAGACCGGAAAACATACCGTTATTGAAAGTATTTGGAAAATATCCTTATATCTTTGGCGTTATTAATTTGCTTCAAGAAGAGGCCGCAGGTAATCCGTGGAAGATCGTACCTAAAGACGGCTCAGTTCGCATAGAAGACAATCCAGAATTAATGGCTAAGCGTGACCAAATATGTGATTTTCTTAATAATCCTAACGGTAATAAAGAAAGTTTTGGGGATTTAACTAAGGCGTGTATTAGAGATATTTGCGAGGTAGACGCAGGATGTTTTGTTAAGGTGTTTAATCGTGCAGGGAAAATGGTGCAATTGTTTGCTAGAGATGGTGGTGCTTTCTTAAAAAATCCAGATATTTATGGTTACATGGGTGATAGAGAAGATATTATTTTACCTGCTTCACACTTTGATATTTCAGGCATGACAGAAACTCAACAAGTCCAGCATTATGATTTGCATTACAGAAATCAAGCAGCATATTTCCAATACAGTTGGACTAGTGCAGCTATGCCTATTCCTTTTGGTAAACGTGAGATTGTTTATTTCATGAAAAACCCAAGAACGGATTCAATGTATGGTATAAGTCCTGTTCAGGTTTTAGCAGATATTATTTTAACATTAGTTTACGGTTCACAATATAATTTGGATTTTTACATGAATAGTAATATTCCAGAAGGAGTTTTACAACTAATAGGTGCACAATCAGCACAAGTAAAATCAGTTAAAGAAAGATTAGAAAATAGTAATCGTTTCAAAGATTCTGTAACTGGATTCTTCAGAAAGGTTGGCTTTAAGATGCCTGTTGTAAATGTTGAAGCTAAATTTACGCCGTTCCAATTACCAGCTAAAGAACTACAAATCATTGAACAACAAGAATGGTTTACTAAGGTTGTTTGGATGTGCTTCGGTATTAGTCCCGAAGACATGGGTTTCACTCAAGATAGTAATAAAGCTGTCTCACAAACTGTGGCTAAACGTTTCGCACGAAAGGCAGTTAGGCCTTTGTTAAGACTTATGGAAGAAAGAATTAACATGGAAATTATCCCTGAGTTTGGAACGAATGATTTAAAGTTTAAGTTTGAGGACTATGACTTAGATGAAGATATTCAAAAGCATTCATTGTATGAAGCACAATTAAGACTGGGAATTAAAACTCCGGAAATGATTGCTGAAGAAGAAGGAATTGATCTTGCTAAATTAAAGAAAAGTAAAGAGGAGAAACAGAAAGAAGATGAAGCCCTATTTGGCAACCAGGATAAAGGAGAGAATTTCAAAGATAAAGAAGGACAGAAAGATAAAGATAACAAAGACAAAAATGACGTTGGGATAAAAGCCAATCCGGCTGATGAGTTCGAAACAACAGAATTAGAGACTGAATTAGTTAATCAAATTAAGAGTAATGCTACTAAGGTCGTTGATGCTTTAAAGTTATATGATGAGGGTAAGTTGGACAATGTCAAGTGAACTTAAGAATATAATTGGTTCAATAGTGAAAAGTTTATCTTCATTATTTGCTATTGATGTTGGTAAAGATATTGTTGCCAGATCATTAATGAAGTTTTATGATAAAGGATTACAAGACATGGAAGTAAAATTTAACATGAATTTTACAAGAAAGGATAATCGTGTTGAATTGCTTAATGATTATGTTGCTGAGAATATAAAAGGTATGAACGAAGAGATGCAAGAAAAAATTCGAAAAGAAGTCACGCAAGGAGTTATGAATAATGAAAGCGTCGCCGCAATTGCAGAACGGATTCAAGGCGTATCAGAGATGGCACAAACTAGGGCTAAAATGATTGCAAGAACTGAATCCAATCGTGCTGAGGGTATGGCACACCGAGATGCGGCTAGACAAACTGGTTTACAATTGGTTAAGTATGTTGATGCTCATTTGGATAAGAGAACTTCAAGTATATGTCAAGGTTTAGATCAAAAGTATGGATCCGCAGATAAAGCTATTCCTACTGATGCTAAGTTTGAATTGGATGGTCAGGAGTGGGATATTAATCCGTTTCATGTTAATTGCAGATCAAGAGTAGTTTATGTAGAGGGAGGTAGTTAAATGACGCATGCATATCAAACACAAGAATTTCACTTTACTGAAGTAGAGTTAAAAGGAGAAAAGAAGTATTTCATTGAAGGTTATATTAGTTCAATTAAACCAGATGATTTTAATGAAGTTGTAACTCTCAAAGCTCAAGAATCTTTAGCTAGGCAAGTTCAAAACAAAATCATTACTATGGATGTTGAGCATGAAGAGTTTTTAGACGGTAATGGTCAAGTATTACCTAGACCTAAAAGCAATCACGTCCCAGTCGCAAAGATAGTTGAAAGCGAATTAAGATCGAAGGGCGTATGGGTCAAAGCTGAGATAAATAAAAATTCATCTAGATTTGGGGAAATTTGGGGAAGTATTAAAGATCAGTTTTTACATTCATTTAGTATTGCATTTGCGACTGTTAAAGCCATCACTAAAGAAGTTCAAGGAAGAGCTATGCGTTTCATTGAAGATTTAAACTTAATTAATGTAACACTGACAGGATGCCCTGTCAATAAGAATGCCACATTTACACCAGTAATGAAGGCTGTTTTAAAAACCATGGAGGGAAGTAATATGTCAGAAGAAGAAAGTAAAAAACAAGAAGAAAATAAAGAACCAGAAAAAGATGCTGGTAAAAAAGAAGAAGATAGTAAAGCAGCAGAAGCTGATAAGGCTGAAGAAGATAAAGAAAAAAGCTCTTTAGAAGAAGTAAAAAAAGATATTGAAGAACAAAAAGCAGCGTTGGAAAAAGAGAAAAAAGCCTTAGAAGACGCTAAGAAAGTTTTTGAAGACGATAAAAAGAAACAGGAAGAAGCATTAAAAGATCCTGAAGGGCCAATGGCTCAGATTAAATCTTTGAAAGCCCAAGCTGAAGAAAACAAAAAAACAATGGCTGAATTAAAAGCCAAACTTGAGGCTCCTATTCTTAAATCTCGTGTAGAGAAGGAGAAAAAAGAAGGATTGTATAAACAAGATCCTTTAGATACAATATAAACGGAGGAATGCAAAATGGAAGAAGGAACAGGAACAAAAGCTGTTGGCGGAAATTTCAATGCAGCTGGTGCTTATCAGCAAAGTTTTGGAATGTTGCCACACAAGACAGTTTATCAATCAGCTAACCTAAAAAGTTTAGCAACTGGTAAACCGACTTTTAATGTTGATCTGAGAAACAACCTAAACGGCGCATTTCAAGTAGGCCTAAAAGCCCACTCTACCACATCAGGCGGAGCAGGTACGGCAGGTTATGCTATGGTGCCAATTTTCGTTGATCCTAAGATCATAGACCAAACAAGACAATATACCCCAGTGGTAGAAATTATACCAAGGGTAACAAATCAGGGAATGTTTGCTGATTATAACAACATAACAGCAAAAGGTGGTGCATACACTAGAGGAGAAGATGCAGCATTAAGTGAAACAAATACAACATACGACAGAAACAGCACTGAGATTAAGTTTTTATACGCTGTAGGAAGAGTAACTGGCCCATCTAAGGCAGCACAACCTAGCTATGTTTTAGCAGGAATGCAACCTGGAAGCGGTGCAACAGGCCCTTTCTCAGACCAAAGTGCTCCTAATGCTAAGCAACAGGAAGTATTGGTTAAATCAAGAGAAATTAGAGAACTTGAAGAGAACTTAATCATAAACGGTAACGCTACAACATCAGGTATTGCTGGTAACCCTAATGGAACTGAGTACGATGGAATCATTACTTTAATGAGTACAACAAACACAGTTGCAAAAGGTACAACTGCATTAGCTTTAGGCGATATGGATTTAGCTGTTAGATATGCGTTTGATGATGGTGGAAGACCTAACTTTGGTGTATGTTCTAGTGGAGTTTACACAGACATCCTAGGATTATTACAGCAGAAAATAGGTTACATGCAAGCTACTAGTCAAGTATTCTGGGGCTTTTCAACAATTGTATATCACACAATGGTTGGAGATATTCCAATTATACCGAGCATGTTTATGAGTAACGTATCTGGCAGTAAGGCTATTTACTTTTTAGACTTAAGTGTTGTTGAAATGAGAGTTTTACAAGACCTAACCTTTGAAGAGTTAGCACATACTAACGACAGTGACAAGTTTATGTTGAAGATTTACGAAGCTTTAATCATAAGAAACACCGCATTTTGTTCTAGCGTAACTGCTATATCAGGTTGAGGTGGTTTGAATGGCTAATGTAAATGCAGCAGTAGAAGAAGTGGCTCCTTTAGGGGCAGCAAATAACTCAGGCTTCAGGCTTGGTTATTTGAATAGTGCAACTAAGGCAGCGCAAAACGACACCGTAACCATTACTAATGCTTTTGCTGTTGAATGGGCAACATTAACAATAGATGCAGATGGAACTGAAGAAGCAGTAACTATCGCAACTAACGTTATTACGTTGACTGATACAACAACAGGTGCAGTTAGTGGATTGGTTTTTTATAGAGCGAGATAGGAGGTAAAACAAAATGGCAGCAATATTATTAAGCGATTGTACTGTTAGTCAATGGAATGTTAATGGATGGAAAATGGTTCAGATAGTTACACCTGCAACTGCAGATGATGGAGACACAATTGATGCTTCATCTTTGTTTGATTCAGTATGCTTTTCATTTGTTAGTGCAGCAACAGATGGAACTCTTACAGATGTAGCAACAACCAGTACAACCATAACATTGCCTGGTTCGACAGACAATGAGGCTAGAACAATTTTATCAATAGGCCACTAAGCCTTTTGATTTTTTTATTTTTTCATTATTAATGGAGGTTATAACTATGGAAATTAAAGTATTAGAAAGAAACGAAAAGGCAGAAGTTCCTTATGAACTTGTTCAGGAAGTTTATCAAAATGGAACTACGAGATTGGCGTGTAGACCGTTAGTTAAGAGGGACGCAGAAGATGTGCCTTTGTACGAACAAGAAGCAGTTAAAAAACCAAAAAAGAAAAGTTCAAAGAAAAAGAAATAATAGAGGTTTAAAATGTATGTTACAGCCGATGAAGTATATGGTGCTACTACTTTAACTAGTAGTGAAGTAACTGAAGCTAATGTGAATGCTTTTATATTGGCAGCAGAGAAAGACGTAGATAGATTTACGTTTACTACTTATTGGAATGTTGAAAATAGTGGAACTGCTAGCTCAGGAGGTAGCACTACTTTAGTAGACACTGGCATAGGTTGGGTTGCAGATGCTTACATTGGCAACTATGTTTGGGTTTATGGTGGAACTGGTTCAGGTCAAGTTAGAGAAATAACAGACAACACTACCGATACGTTGACAGTTGATAGAGCTTGGGACGATAACCCAGATAACACTAGTACATACAGAATAATTTACACCGCTACACCCCCTTATTATTCTACGCCGAGTGTTGACGGTACAGGCATAGATACATTATTTATAGAATTTTATCCTCTAAGGATTTTAGAATCCTTAACAATAAATACGACTTCAGTAACCACAACTAATGTTTATCAATATCCAGAGATTGGAAAGTTAATTATAAGTTCAGATGGCGAAACTGGTACTTTCGACAATTCGAAACCTCAATTGATCGATATAGATTACTGGTGGGGAGTTTATCCTTTGCCGGAAGATGTTAAACGTTTTGTGATAGTTTCAGCAGCATTAAAGACTTTAGAAGCTCAAATGGGTGGAACACATAATCTGCCTTCAACATATAATCTGCCAGAAGGAAGTGTAACAATAGGTCAGGCGTATGTTAATGTAAGAGGAACATATGATGTACTAAAAAAAGAATATGATGAATTAAAAGAGCGCTTAATTCGCTATCCTACATTACTTTAACGTAAAATATATAAAGCCGCACTTTTAGTGTATGGTTTATGGCAACAAAACAATGTGTTCAATGCAGTAAGAGCTTTCGAGTCGAACCTGCAAGAATCAACAAAGCAAAATTTTGCTCATACACATGTTACTGGGCTAATAAGAAGAAACAAGGCAAACCTAGTCACTTAAAGGGCTTTCAAAAGGGCAATAAAGTTAATGTTGGAAGAAAGCGTCCAGACACAACTTATCGTAATATGTACAACAATGGGCTTTGGCGAACCAAAACTAAAAGGCAAATATCTCCGGGCAAATTAGAACATAACGGTTACATTTGGTTATTAATGCCAAGACATCCTCATGCAAACTCTCAAGGATATGTGAGAGAGCATAGAGTCATAATGGAAAAACACATAGGACGATTTTTAGAACCTAAAGAAGTCGTTCATCACAAAGATAACAATCCGTTAAATAACGAGTTAAATAACTTAGAATTGTTTAATTCACATTCAGAACATATGAAAGCACATCATAATCCAAATATTTAGATTAATTATTTAAATCAATAAAGTATAACAATAATAGTTCATAGGAACTTTTTTCTTATTATTCTAAACCGCAGGGTAAAAATCACCAAGGGGTGTTAAACAATGAGTATAAACTTTGATACAGCTGGGTTCACAGCACTTTTAGATAATTTTGCAAAGACTATTAGTAGAACTCCTGTTACAAAAACCACTTCTAACATTTCAGGTGATGAGACTTTAACTGAAGGTACTCCTGCAAACATATCTGGTGCTTTCTTTCGTAAAATCGATGTGCACAATCCTGATAAGTTTGGTTTACTACAAAACGCAGATGCAGTTCTGTTAGTTAAACCTGCAGTAACTGTCAATAAAGAAGACAAATTAACTTATGAATCTGAAGATTATAGAGTTGATGATGTCGTAACGAGGAGGCTTGGAACTACTGCTTTTTATAAGGCGTGTCAATGTTTTAAAATATGACTATAATTGAAATTGATGCAAGTGACTTTTTGAATGCTGTATCTTTAGATATTAATGCAGCACTAGTTAGAAAAGCTCCTGTTGATACTGGCAGATTAAAGAACAGTGTTAAATGGGAGGTAAATTATAAAGATAGTTCAATTGATTTTTACATGGTTGATTATGCAAGTGACGTTGAATTTGGAACCAAACCTCACGTTATTGTTCCTAAGAATAAGAAAGCATTACATTGGAAATCAGGCGGAAAAGATGTGTTTGCTAAGAAAGTTAATCATCCTGGAACTAGACCACAACCATTCATAAGAAACACTTTTTATCACGATTTACCAAATATTTTAGAGAAGAATGCTAAAAGACATTTGAATATGGATGCAGAGGCGAATGTATCATGACATCAGTTGTAGATTTAAGAGAAGTAAAAGAAGAGTTGGCAGTTAGCTTAAAGAATGCAGATATATTAACAATAACTCAAAGAGGTGTAACAACTGCTACCGACACTGGAACATTTGCTGCAGACTCTACTCATTTGATAGCTGTTTCAACCGTGAGAAATATACGTAGCATAACTGTTGGAGGATCACCGTTAGCTTTTGGCACAGATTATTCTGTTGATTATGATTATGATGATGCTGGAACTATTAAATGTCAGATTACTTTTGTAGCTGCGCAAACTGGTGCTTATTCAATTCCGTATGACTTTGGTGCGGATGAAAGAATCTTTGTAGGTTTCCCAAAAAATACTAGAAAGATAAGCGATTTCCCCGTTATTGGAATGGATATTATTGGAGCAGATAGTAACGATATTGAAATAACTGGCAGTACTGAAAGACTTAACTTGACTTTAACAATCATAGTTTACGATAAAAAGGTAGAAGATATTGAGGGTTATATTAAATCAATTAAAGAGCACATAATTGCTAACAAGAAATCATTTTTTCATTTAGCTTATATTCGGCTTTTAGCGATGGGTAACATTGGGCTATTCAGTGAAGGTAATAAACAAAAAGTGTTCCAGAGAAATATAGATTATCTGGCACCGTTTAATTATGAAACAGTATAGGAGGATAAATAAAAATGGCAAGATCAATATACAAAGGATTTGATACTTATGTAATATATGCAGAAGATTCTGCATTTGGAACTCCAGGAACGCCAAGTGGAAGTTCAACATTCGGAAAAGTGACTAATTTCACTTATACAATGACAAACAACCTAATTAGATCTCAAGGGATTGGTGAAGGTAGAAATGCAACACAAGTAAGATTGGGTAACTTAGAGATTAAAGGTTCAATGGATTTTGAAGTAGATAACTTTTCAATATTTCAATATGCTATAGGCGAAGTTTCAGGTGCAGGAGCAATTGCAGATCCATATCAAGTAGACGAAATGGATAATATTGGATATGCTTCTGGATTTACGCCGACTTTAACCGTTGAAGTTGGTTCTGAAGGAGGAACTAATGATGACGTAGTTCAGTTAGATGGAGTAGCATTTGAATCACTTAGAATACGAGCAGAAATAGGACAAGCAGTTACTGGTAGCATGGCTTTTGTTGCTAGGAAAGCTACTAGTTCCACAACTTTAGAAACATATACTCCTAATGCTGACGGGCCGTTTGTTCCTATTTCAGGGAATGTAACTGTTGGATCAGATTCAGGCAAGGTTGTTAGCTATGAGATGAATGTAACTACAGGATTAACTTGGTTTTGGGAATTTGATAGTAGACTAATTGCTCAACCCTTAACTGGTCAACGAAGATATGATTTTACTTTAGTTATGAAGAAAGACTATAACGATACTGCGTCTACGTTAAGTGCTATAGAAGCGCGTGGTAGAGTTTTAAATGGTGCAACAAACGGTACAACAAACATTGATGCAGCAGAGATTCCTAGCGCAGGAACAGTTAGTTTAGATTTAACCGAAGGAGCAGCTTCAGGAGATAGGGTGGTAAACATAGATCTTGAAACTTGTTATTTCGAAAGCTGGGATGAAACAGTTGGCTTAGATGGAGAAATTGAAGTAACTATTGGTGGCTTTGGTTTAGCAGGTTTAACAGATGGTGCGGATAATGTGCCAATCAGATGGTATGCTATTGCTTAGGAGGGATAAAATATGGTAGAATATAAAGCAAAAACGAGCAAAGGAATTGTAGAATTAAGGAAGCCATTAGCTGGCTCAAGAAATGCAGCAATACTAGCTGCCGAAAGAGCGGATGGAACTCTTAGCGAATACAAATTTAGGTTTGAGCTTTTGCCTTACTGTATAAAATCTCATCCTTTTGGTGTTAGACCAATAAGGGAAGTGCTTAACGGTTTAGATACTGAAGACTATGATCCCATAATTCAAGAAATGGATAAAATGTTAATTGAATTGGCGGAATTAAAAAAAAAATCCTCAGGGTCTGTGACGGAGCCAGGCCCGACCAATCAGTAGCTAAAGAACTAGCTTATTTTATTTTTGCAGATAAATTAGGTTTCACGCCTGAACAAGTAGATAACTTAACAATAGAACAATATGATGCTTTTTTAATTATATTAAATAAGAGAGAGGAACGAAACAAAGAATATGGCAACCCAACAAATAACAGCCAAATTAGTACTAGACACGTCTACGGCAGGAGTCTCTAGAGGGAAGGATGCAACATCAGATATAGTTGATGGTATAAGAAAACAGACTAGCGTTATTCAGAAAACAGTAGGTGCGCCTTTAAGGTTTTTAACTAGGAAGTTCGCCTTTGGAATTGGTGGCGGAGGTTTAGGCGGGGGCGCATTATCTGCAGCAGTGGGGGCAGCTTTACCTGCTATTATAGCTGGTTTAACAGCAGCAGCTCCAGCAGTGGCAGTGGTTGCAGCCGCAGCTATAGGTGCCGCAGTAGTTAAAAAAGCAACAGACAAATTAGTTGAAGATATGGGGGCTGGTCAGAAATTAACTTTTCCTAGTCCTCAAGTAACGCAAGATGATATAAGAAGATTTGGCATGACAGATCCTACTAAAGGTCAAGGAACAATTCCTTTAACTTCAGATCCAATAAATCAAACCAAAGTATTGAATGAAGAAGTTGGCAAGCAAATAGTTGCCTATTCTCAAATAGATCCTAAACAAAAACAATTTAGAGATAATACTAAAGCGATAGTTGAAGCACATTTTGCGGCAAAGAAACCTCTCAGTGAATTAACTGCAGAACTTGCATTAAACGAAGATCAGGTGGCTTTATTGAATAATGTTATGGGAACTAATATCGGAGTTCACAGTCAAAGTAATGTTTTGACTGATGTAGAGTTTAATAGTATATTAAGATTAAATCCTCAAAAAAAGACAGAGGCTGAGCGAAGAAATGCAAACGCATCAGCAATCAATAAAGAAGCAGACGCAATAAAGCGGTTAGTTAGAGCCAAAGAATTAGAGGCTGGAAGAAGATTTGAAGTTCCTAAGGGTAGTGCTGTAGATGCATTAAATGTTACTAAGGGCTTTTCATTTGGTCAAATGTCTTCTAAAGGAAGAATCAGTTTAGCTCCTGGAAGTTTGTTAGATAATCCATTCAATAGACCAAATTATACTCCAATAACTGGTAGCTTCTATAATGCGGAGAGCTTTTAGGTGATAATATGGCAATAGCAATTAGTGAAATATCGAACTTAGGAATAGTAGACTTTTTCGAACAGATAGTAGATAACAACTTTTTTGATTTAACGATTCCTTTTTTACAGTCAGCTAGTGCAACATACTCATTAAACACTACGACAAAAAGAATACTAACTGTTTCTGGGCATGTGGATGGCACTACTACGGTGTTGAATAATTTTGTGACTGATGTAAATTCTTGGGTCAATGTCACTGGAACGCAGGCGGATGCTACACTCACAGATGCTTTTGGTAATACATTTACAGTGATTTGTAATAGATTCCAGTATTCGATTGATTCAAACCAAAGTGGAATCCCTAACAGGCTGAACTACGTTTTAGAATTAAAAGAAGTAGCTAACTCATTTTAAAAATGGCAATATCAACAAGTAGAAAATTAACGCAAGTAGAAATTAATGGGGTTGATGTTAGTCAGTACGTTCTTCGATATGAAATTAAAGATACTGTTGAAGATGATTTAGTTGAATGTAATATTGATTTAGTTTCGGATTTTGCAACGATATTTCCATCTGTAGATATTAATCAAACTATAGAAATTTATAGAGGTTACACTACTGCAACGGATACTAAGATTTTTAGTGGATTTGTTTCTGAATTTACTAAGAATAGACCGATGGTTAATGTTAAAGGTAAGGATAAAATGTGGAAATTGGCAACCACAGAAGTCACAAAATCTTATCAGAAAAATATTGATCCTGAAGCTGGTGTTATAAGTGATATATTCCTAGATTTAGTTACAACATTTGGAGAATTAAATGCGGATGCAACTTCTATTGAAGATAGTGGAACTGCAGTAACGTTAGATATTTTCTTTTGCGACCATGATAAGATATTAGAACGTTGTCGAGCTTTAAAACGGATATTAGATTGGCACATGTTTTATAGGGCAACTACTGATAAAGTTAATTTTCAACCTGTAGGTTTCTTTGATTATCCGACAACTTTGGAAGTTGGAGTTAATATTGCTAACAAACCTATCTGGGAATATAATTCTACCCAAATGATTAATCAGTGTACGGTTTTAGGAGCTGTCGATGAAGTTGAAACAACTGAAACTTTCGATGGGGATGCTTTAGAAACAGATTTTGAATTGGATTTTGCACCTAAATCAGTTAAGGTTTTTGTTGGTGGAACATTACAATCGGGAGGAAATGAAGAAGATTCTGATACTGCAGATTATTATGTTAGAAAAGAACCAGGTATTCAAAAGGTAGTTTTCTTTATTGCGCCAGGTGTTGGTGTAGGTAATATTGAGATTCGTTATTCATATTTTCAACCTAGAGCAGTTATTGCTGATGATGAGGATAGCATTGATGCTTATAATTTAAAGGAAACAACGTTGACAGTAGATGATTTCAAAACTGTAGATGACGTAACTGAAAAGACTCAAGCCATAGTAGATACTTTTAAAGATCCTTTTGTTAATACTAGTTTAGAAGTTTTCGAAGTTACAGACATTTTTGCTGGATATAGAGTTAGAGTTATTGATTCTCCTCAGAACGAAGATCGTTCTATGGTGGTTAGGGAAGTTTCTTTAAGATGGCCTGAACAAACAGATATTTTAAGAGTTGGAGATAAAGAATGGAAATTAAGTGAGTTTATTGACCAACTTGAAAGTAAGGTTGTTGCCTTACAGAAAGAGAAGTTAAGAAATGTAGGCAAATTATTGCACTTGATTAGAAAAACTAGAACCTTCAAATATCGTCGTAGATATATGGAAGTACAAAAGACAGAACTAGACCTAGATAATAGTTTTGTTTTAGGGCATCCAGATGCTGGAGTTTTAGGAACTGATATACTTGGTAAAACAACTAATACAGCGGACGTGCCTGTTAAGATTGTTCAAGGTCAGAATACTTACAAGGAATATATTTATGATACTGATTTCCACGATGCGGTTAATTCAACGGCAACCTTTTCAGAAGTTAGCGGTGACATCCATTTCTCTCAGAATGAAATCTGGTATTCAAGCGCGATAGATATTGGAACTACATTAAGTTGGATAACTGTAACTTTAGGAACTACAATTGGAACTTTAGTTATAGAGATCAGTTCAGATAATAAAGTTAGCTGGGAAACAGTTACTAATGCTACAAGAACAGCTGTAGCTTCAAGCGACGGAACAGGAACTTATATTCGAATAACTGCAACGGATGTTGACGCGCCTTTGTTTGGTGGAGGGTTAGGATTTCCAATAATATTTGGCGCAGGATACATAACCAACACTCAAGATATTTATAGTAGAAAAACTGCACCCGGAATAAGTGCATTAATGGAGGAATAATAAAATGACATGGTACGGTACACAAACTGCATCAACATCAATCACTCATACTGAATGGAATAACATGGTGGATTGGATTAAAAGAACTGATGTTACACATCAGACAGACACAGCTTTAGTATTAGATGATACTCATAGTATAATTACTTGCGATACAACTGGAAATGTAATAACATTAACATTACCTGAGGCTTCAACAGTTTTAGGTAAAAGATACATGGTAGTTTTAACTACTGATGGCGGAAATGATGTAACTATTAACTGTGCTGGAGGAGATGTCTTTATAGGGATAGGTAATCCAGCAGGCGGTAATTCTGCAGTATTAGCAAATGAAGAAGATCATATTGACATTATGGCCGTTTCTGCTTCTGAATGGCTCAGCATTAGTATTGGTGGCGGAGTGGGGTTCCCTTAAAATGGCAAACGGATCAATAATCACCTCTTTAGGAAAGAACATCTTGCTTAATCGAGGCTATAAAGGTTCGCCAGATTACAACGAGATTAGCGACTTTAAAGTGGGTATATCTAATACAACTCCTTTAGCGCCAGATACAGATTTAGATATTGCAATTCCCATAACAGATGGAACGGTAAATGACGATGGGAGTAATCTATTGACTGGAGCTGATGGCGGAGATAACACTACTGATAATGTTGCCACTTACAAAGAAGGCGCAGGCATAAATGATAATACTGCTCAGAATCTTATTGCTAACAACACTGACACTTCGAAGCGTTGGTTCATTGCGGATTTATCTGCGCTTGGCTCGTTAATTACTGGAACTGAACCTTTCGGTTTATGGTTTTATATTAAAGATGCAACTGCTTTTGCAAAGTTTTTAATCAGTGGTACTGCTGTAGAAGTTAAGTTGGGCAGCGATAATGCTAATTACTATAGTCAAGTTTGGACTGTGGCTCAATTGGCAACAGGTTGGAACTGGTTAACATCAAACACAACTGCAGTTAATGCTTTAACAGAAACCGGAACTGTTGCAGGAAACATTGATTATTTTGAAATCGAAGTGACTACTAATAATGCAACTGATACTTTTGTAGCTGGGGATGTAGTTTATGATTTACTTAGACAATGGGCAACGACTGATTTGCTTAAAGTTATATTAACAAATTTCCCAGACATAGATGAATCCAATTTCCAAGCAGAAACTAGATGTTTAATTAATGCTGCGGAAGCTAATGGTTTTGATTTGAATGCGCTAGGAATCTTTAATGATGACACTAGCATTAGGCTTCATGGTGAAGATGTTCACACTGCAGAAAGTAAAGGTTCAACTGATGAGTTTTTATATATAATAAAGGATAGGATAGAGGATTAAAATGCAATATTTCACTGAAGACGGAAAAGAAGCAATGCGGAAGTATTTAGAAAGCCTCGAACAGCTTTTATTGAAGACTCATAAGTTTCCAATTAAGTTAAGATTTTATGGATTTCCGAGTTTAGAATTAGAAAGTCGTGACGAGTTATATATTCGTATAATGATGTTGAGAGACTTGGTTAATATGATAAAACTACAAGACAAGGAGGATAATTAAAAATGGCAGCAAGCGGATTTTTTCCAAAGATTAATGGAGATATATTTTACGGGCCCGATGCTAATGCTTCATATTATCAAGGGGCTTTATCGTCAACTTTAAACTATAGTAATATTAATGTAGCAACGTCTGCAACATTAATTAAAGCAGCAAATAGTGGCAGAAAGTCAATGTTAATATTCAACAATAGTGATACTGTTATATATGTTGGAGCGGCTGGAGTAACAATTACAGATGGGTTCGAGATTGGTTTGAATGAATCTTTTTACTATGAAGATCCTGAAGCAATTTATGGTGTGCATGGTGATGCAGGTACTAAAGATATAAGATATTGGGAGGTTGAATAAAATGGCAATGAATACTGACCAAATAACTGTGACTGATGCAGCTGGTTTAATTGTAGCTTCTAATGCAAATAGAAAACAATTAATCATGAAAAATATTGGTAATGTTCCAATTTATATTGCAGATGATAATTCTGTAACTGCAGCTAATGGTTTGCCTATCTTAGGCGGCAAAACATTTAATCAAAACGATTTTACAGGAGATGTTTACGGAATTTGTGACACCGGCGAAAGCGCAGACATGGAATTTTTAGAACAGGACATGAGTTAGGTGATGCAAAATGATGGAAATACTAGGAAATACTATTAACGGACCAACTTATGAAAGTGCAGTTGAATTGCCTTTCGCAATGAATGTGGTGTTTAGAACAGAGATTATTGATGATTTTGAAGATGGTGCAGTTGATGCTCAATGGGTTACAGGAACAGGTTTAACTGTGGCAGAGACTAATGGAGCTTTATACAACACGAACTTTCCAAATAATGGTTATGTGGAACTTAATTTAGATTTAAGCACTCTTGAAATAGGGGAAGGGATTTTTATGCCTGTTATGTTTCCAATGAGACATGACGGAGGCGGTGGAGGTGCAGCTAATTCAGGTGTAGCTGTAAGTGTTGGAGGAACAACTATATTTTCTGCTGATAATTCTAGCGGAGTAGGCACTGCTTATAATGCATCTGCAGGAGCTTTAACTGTTTTTAAAATTGCGTCTGACCAATATGTTGCTACTGGAGACAAAGGTACTGATACTGCAGACAATAAAAGATGGAGAACTTTAAATTTAGGTGGCGCTCCTAAGATAAGATTAACTACTACAACTAATGTGGCTTCAGGAAAAGGAGGTTTTGTTATTCCGTTTTGTATGAAATTTGCATCAGATAGCAATACGTTATGGTCTCCTCATGGAAGTTTTGCTTTGGGTTCAACTTTGCACCCTAACGGATGGGACAATGGCTTAGATAGTCGCTTTTGGGTAGGTTCGTATTGTGATACTACAGTTAATGCTACTTTGTTTTCCAAGGATCTAAAAGGTTTTAGAAGAGTTATGACTTGTGGATGTTTCAGGCAAGCTAATGATAAATTGACAATCTTCTCCGGAGATCATGTTGATAGTCAAGCCGAGGCTAACGATTCAAATCCTGATGCTACCGCGTATATAGTTAAATTAACAATGGATGCAGATGGCAACTCGTATGACGCAACAGTTAATACTTGGGTGACTAGTGTAGCAACTCCGATGACAACTGCAACAGCAACAAATACGAGAGACACATCAACGTGGGATGGAGATTTAGTTATTGGTGTGGATAACGGAAACGTTTCAACAGATCACCACAACTGTGGATGGTTTTTAACAAGAGACTTTGACTTATGAAATTATGGACTGATAAGTTGGCAGAGAAATATAAATCAATGACTGGTAAGAATATATCTACAATATTACATGATTGGTTAGATTCTAAGTGGTCGCCTTTTACAGTTTGGTATAGATTAGACTGGCGTAAGAACGAATTGAAAGATGTTAGTAAATGGTTGAAGAAACAATTAAATAATCCCCACATTGACTTGTTAGAAGAAGTCCAAAAGATCAAACATAAAGACCCTGACAAAACTGTGGTCTATGCATTGAGATTGGTTAAGAAGCTTTTAAAATATAAGCCAGACATAGAAACTTGGAAAACTTGGGAATATTGGGCTGAAGCTTATGAAGCTTTAAATAAAGGTTTTGACGATTGTCTAGCCTGGGATACGAAATTACTTAATTCCGATGGAGCGTTAGTTAATATAGAGGATGTGGCTATAGGCGAAAAAATCATTGGCAAAGGTGGTAAATTAAAAACCGTAATTAACAAATGGGCGAAGGGGAAAAAAGCAGTTTATGAATTAGAATTAAATAATGGTTCACAAATTTTGGCAACGGAAAAGCATAAATTCATATTGGCAGATGGTTCTCAGAAGCCTTTAGACGCGCTCAGAATAGGGGATGCACTGAGGCAGATAAACCAAATTTCCTTGGATTCAGAGGAACCGTTAGACTTAGATTACTGGTACTTGAAAGGTCTTTTTGTAGCTGATGGTTGGACTGATAAGGAACACAAATCCATATTTATATCTGGTAAAGATGGCCACCCCAAAGAGAAGCAAAAGGAATGGGTAAAGCGCTATTGTGAAAGTAATAATATCAAATATACTTGGAATGAGCGTTATATTGTTGTAAAGAGTAAAGAATTATATCTGGACTTTAGAAAATGTGGTCGGCGAGCCATTGAAAAGCATGTTGATACATTACCGCAAAATCCTGAGAATGTCAACGCACTTATTGAGGGCTTAAAAGCGGATGCACATATTAGAAAACGTTGGCAGACTGAAGAGATCGTGTTTGCAACAATTTCTGAAAAGCTAAAGAATCAAATTCGTGTCTTGTTAAAAATGCAAGGTAAAGAATGTTATACTTCTCTAGTACAACCAACTAGAACTCAATTTGGAAACAATCCAATATGGAGAATTAGAGTTAGATCGTTATCTAAACCTTTGAAACTAATTGGAATCAGAAAATCAATAGAAACTGATGTATATGACATAGAAGTCGAAGATCATGAAATCTATCTGCCATCAAGTGATTGTGTAGTGCATAATTGTGATGGTGGTGCGGTCTTGTTATTGGTGCTGTGTCGTTTGGCAGGAGTTCCAGCTAATCAAATAAGAATACAAGGCGGCCCTGTTATTGATCCTAACAATCCTAAGAAAACTGTTGGGCATTTGTACGTTCGATACAGGGCAAATAAGGACTTTAAATGGTATCATCTTGATTGGTGTTATCATCAAGATTCAAGAGCTTTAGATCAAAGATTTAACACCTTAGAAAGTGATTTAAGGTATCATAAGGAGTGGTGGTCGTGCAATGACTGTCGTGGCTATAAGAAATTCAAATTAAAAGCTTAATGGAGGCAATAAAATGGTAAAGAGGGAAAAGAACTTTTTGAAGAGTAAAACGCTTTGGATTAACGTTGCATTACTTGTTGGCGGCATATCTTTAGCAGCTGCAGATCACATGCAGGCTGGCGGTGTTTTAAGTGCAGTAGCGGTGGCTAATTTAGTCTTGCGAGCAGTAAGTAAACATAAACTGGTGATAGTTGAATAAATTTAATTTTTTCTTTGGTCTAAAACGATGCCGATTTTATACTGGGTTGGCTTCTTTGGACTCCTTTTAATAGTCATTGCGATAGTTCTAATGTTGGGTGAGTGAAATGTTAGAAGTAATGTTATCATTTGGTTGGGTCGAATGGTGCTTACTTATAGTTTGTACATTTATTGCTTGTTCGATTGCTTATTTGCAAGATTAAACTCTTCTTCTATATTCGCAATTTTCACAGCGTTTAGAATTAATACCCCTATAGGTAAAAGTGATGAGCCTGCCCTTACAAGAAGGACAGACTTCCACCCCCTTAACCTTATACGCCAAAACTACAGATACCAATAAAGCATAAACCAAAACAGCCCAGAACAAAATGTGGTAATTTTTTTTGAAAGTATTTGGTGAAAGAATAGGTTCGTTAGAACCATTTTTTTCGGTTAGGTTTTGAGCTGCTTTGGGTAGAGTTGTTTTTTGTATGAGATTGTTAGTTGTGATATTCGTTAAGACTTCTTTTGGTTTAACTTGTGGTTCACGACAAGCAGTGCCTAAATATTTTGAAGTTAGATCTGTACGAGTATGATCGGGAAGTTTCATTAGAACCTTGCCGCAGAATCCTTCTCTTTTGCGATGGTCTATTGCATCTCTAACCCATAGTTTAATGTGTGGATCTAAAGTTAGTATTGTTGAATCCGTTAATGAAGTTATACAAATTGTTTCAGCAGAACATTGCATGTCACAGTTACAATACTGGTTTTCAATCTTCATGACCTCGAACTGTCCAGCATAAACAATAGGTAGAACCAAAATAAGAATACAAAGTAAAGTTAGTTTTCTCTGCATATCTGTGCAAGAATGTATTACTGATATATAAATGTTGCTTACATTTTCAATAGTTTTATATAAAATTAATACTGACGTTTAATATTAGCTTGGTTGGTTTTAATTCTATGTGCTCTGCATAGTTATTACTTGCGTGCCAGCTAAGCTAATTTTCTTATAGGAAGTTTTATATATTTGTCCACAATTCTTTGTAATACGCGAAGTAATAACAAACAGATAGCCTCATACAGGTGTTCAACGTTTTGATGACAGAATCGCTTGGAAATATACAAAAAAGTATATTATTGAGA